GTCCGTCGAGACCTTGCGCGGCTTGTAGCCCTCGGCCACCATGACGGCAAAGCCGCCAGAGGGGTCTGAGGCCAGCCAGCCCACGGTATCTTTGAACATGCGGATACTGTGCCCACTGTAACACCCGATGTCGATCACGGCGCCGGGGAGGCGTTGGAACGGCGCCAGGAAATTGCCAGTTGGCACCCACCACTCGACGCTGGTGGAGCCGAACAAGATCAGTTCGCCGTGCGAGACTTTCAGCCCAACCAGCGGATCGGGGCGGGCTTCGGCGCTGGCAAAGTCCAGGGCGTCCAGGTTGCCGGGGTCGAGGATTTGGGACCAGAAGAAGCGCCCCGTGCCCAGCTCGTTAAAGATCATCACGCCATTGAGATAGGCGACGTGACTCGCCGGCTTCCAGTCCGGGTCCGTGATGACTTGAAACGTGGAACCAGCTGCCAGGTCGAAGACATAGCCCTTCTGCCCGTCCACGGCCACAACCTTTTGCCCATCGTCAGCAAAGTTCACGATGCCTGCCGTGGTAATGAGGTTCCCCCGAGGAAGCGCCGTCTGATTGGGGAAGAGTTCGTAGAACGTGCGGCCTGCCACGGCGAAGACTCTGGAGCCCGAGGCGGTGTACAGGCCGCGCACGGGACGGTCCGTGAGCGTGGTCCACAGGCGCAGGCCAGGAGTACCGATCAGCGTGCCGCGCTTCTTATCGGAGGACGGCTCAATGTACAGGTTCGTGCTAGCCGACATATCCAGCGAGCGGGCGCGGGAGGTATACGAGCCACCGACCAGTTGCACGGGGGTTGGGGGCATCAGTCGCCCCTTAAAAAGGCGGGACTGTATCCGTGCCCTGACACGCCCGCGCGCTTGTGAGGATTGATCGACAGGCGCCCCATGGTCAGATTGATGGGGTACAACGCCCGCTTACTCTCGTCAGCAATACGCATGATCGTTGGGGCTGGCTCCACCCCGTACTGCGGAGCCAGCTCAAGCGCCAGGCCATACTGCATGGCCCTGGCGTAGCCGTTGGGCCACTCCAGCACGCTATCCCAGGCCGCATAGGGGCTGTGCGCCTGCCAGGGCAGCAGGATGACCGTGTGCGCCATCGTGGGCACCGGGTAGATGTGCAGGACGGCATAAGGCTGCGTGTCTTCCAGATACACCGCCTCGGGATAGCTGCTCGCTAACGTCTTAAACCAGACCAGACGCTCGTAGTCCTCCTGGTCGATGATGACCAACGGCCATTCCTGCGCCGGGCTTCCGCCAATGTTCAGGAGGGCAATCTCCAGGCGCACCGGGGCCGTAGCTGAGATGTCAGCGGGCGTCGTCTCGCCAGTGACGAGACCCCAGGTGTACTGCCCCTGCCCGGCGACCAGAGGCAGAGCGTAGCGCGGGCGGGTCCAGGTCAAAAGTCTTTCGACAGACCAGGCATCGAGCATCGTGTTGAGGGCGTCAAGGGCGGCTTGCGCCATGTCTGCCGATAAGGGTTGTTCGCTGGCACTGACGCCCAGGAGACGCAGCGCCGTCGTGCCGATACTTCTGGCGCTCATGGCTGGCATACACGCCCCCCTAACGCACGATACTCAGAGTGCCCTCGATCTTTGCCCCAGGCGGCAGCGTCTGCACCGGCACGTACAGCCCCAGTACGCCGCCCTGGGTCAGCGGGGGCACGGTGCCCTCCAGCACATGCGGCTGGTCCGTGGTGACGTTAAAGAGATCACCAGCCTGAAGCACGGCCTCGCCGGGATCGCCCAGCACCGTGCCCGGGGCGCACAGCATGACGGCGGCCTCGAGCGGCAGCGGCGCACCCGTGACGGCGAGGCTCGATTGGTTCGGAATCAGGATAGCGCCCTGGGGCAGCTCGATGAGTGGCACAAACACGGGCGCCACGGGGCCGCCCTCGCAGGTGACGGACACGGCGCGGGTTTCGTTTATCGCCACAGTGTGCTCCTATCTATGCGAGCGGCGCGGGGCCGGCTCGTCGTGTTCTGCGGCAGCGGCCTGGGCTTTCGTCCAGGCGTCGGCCTCGTCTTCCGTATACGGGGTGGTGCGGTAGCCAGCAGGCAGCGCGGCCTGCTCGGCCTCCGTCTCGCACAGCACCATCGGCAAGGTGGGATGGTAAAAGTACCCGGGGTACGCGGCGCTTGCTGCTGGCGCGTCGTCAGCCATAGGGGGCTCCAATATGCCCGCCAGGCGGGTGGTGAGGATGATGTTCTCGGCCAAACACTGTCTCCGTCTAAGTTACACCTGGTACAGACCAAACCCGTACCGCCAATTCGGGTTGCTGGCATAACCATCCGTAAAGCGCGTCGAGCCTCGAAGGGTGCGTATCCGTGGCGATAACGCTATCTTTCCACAGCCTGAGAGAGGCCCGGAAGTCATCGTCTGAGGCGCGGCTGGCGTTGCCACTCTCCGGCATGACCATAGGCACAATCGCCACGGTAAAGGCATTTTTATGGAAGTACAGGTTCTGGCTGTAGGTGGTGTTCGCCGTGCCGGTGTACAGAATCGGCGCGGAGGCGGCCGCCGCGTTGCTCACCGTGGCTCTGGGGTCTGGTGCCAGGATAATCGGCGGCGAAATGTTCACGGTAGCCAACCCACCCGCATCCGCCGTGACGTTGCTCGTCACAGTAAAGTCCCGCAAGCGCCCGGTACTCAAGAGCGTCTGGGGATTGACCGCATACACGCCGGTAAACTGGATCACGTCGCCGGCTTTGAGGCGCAGGCCAGAGGCCGTCCACGTCGAGGTGAGAATGGCCGAGCCCGTTTGCCCGGCGGTGGTGACAATCGCGGCGCCACCGCGTGCGCCTGTGGTATGACTCGCAACGTTCTGGTCGACGTACCAGTCCGCGCCAGCCATGCGCCCCATCATGCCCTCTTCATACTGCTCTTGAATCTGCGTAGACGACTGGAAAAGGCCCCGGTTGGCGTTGACCACCGCAGCCTGCTCCATGGGTTCCAGGCAGACGCTATAGTCACCGTCCTGCGGGCCACCTTCCTGGAGGATGATCGCCTTGGCGACGTTGTACCAGTAAAACTTTTCAGCGGCGGCGGTGGGGCTGACGACGCTATTGGCCACCTGGCTATAACAGGCGAGGCCATCCTTGTCGATTTCAGCGGCGAGACGGGAGGCGGCAGGTTTGCCGATACGCCGGGACCAATCATCGAGGGAAAGCGTCATCTCCACGCTGCTGAACTCCACGTCCACATGCTTTTGCTGGTTGACGATCAGTGTGACGTATTCTTCGATGTAGTTTTGCGCCACGAAGGGCGCACCGGACTGCACGGCGTATTTCGGGGTCTTGCGGATTTGCAGCGGAGCGCCAATTTTGGCACCCGTCACCGCAAACTTGTCATCCCATTCACGCGACACCGCACGGCCAAAGGCCATGGTGCCCTTCAAATGTAAGAGAAGCTCCCTCGTAACTTGCCCTATGGTTAAAAGTGTATTAGAAGCCATTAAACTATACCTATCCTCCATAGTGCTACGTATATATGATGGCAGCAGTTATGGCAGCGGTATGACAATGGCAGCGAAAAATGGCAGCAATACTCAGGAGCGGCTTGGCGTTAACTCCTTCTGATATACGGCAAATTCGACGTTCTAGCTCTCCACTTCTCATAGTCCTTTTGCGACATATTTTCAGAAAACGTCGGCTGTGCCGTACTCCCGCCTCCGCCCACAGGCGCCATCGGCTCTGGCAGCGGCGTGACGGGCACGGCATGGAGAGTCCCATTGCCGTTCACAGATCCCACCGCTGGAGTAGGAGAGGCCGACTGAGGGGGTGGCGAGAGCCGTCCCAGCTCGACCAACACCAGCGGTGGGGGGAGCGCGTTGAGGCGCTGCACCAGGTCTGGCTGCCGCGCCAGCGTGTAGGCGACCGCCGGGCCATCCGGCACCAGCATCAGGGCTTGTTGCAGCACGGGCGAGACTTTCCCCGCCAGGCCATCGCGTACCACACTGTCAAAGTCCGGATGCGCCTGCTTAAACGTCTGCTCGCGGCTCATCAGATCGCGCTGAAACTGGATCTGCTGTTCGTGCTGGCGCTGCTGCATGCTACTCAGGTCGCGGGCCTGAAACTCTTGCTGCGCCCCGTACCTGGCTGCCGCCATGACGTAGTCTTCGTGCGACGCGAACTGCTCAGCTTGTGGCGGGCCTGTGGGTTGTGCCGGCGTCTGTGGCACGTCCGGGGCCGCACCTGACAAGACTCTCGTCAGTGTATCGAGCCGGGCTTCGAGTTGCGCGGTCCGGAGCGCGTTCTGCTGGCGTTCGTCCGCCAGTTGTTTCTCCGTATCACGGCGCTTGGCGTTCAGTTGCTTGATACGGCGATTGACATAGGGGACGGTGGCAGCATCGTCGGCAACGTCTACGTCCTCCCCCTCTGATTGCGATGCTGCCAGGCTCGCGTCCTCGGGGGGAGGCGCATCGTGCGGGGGTGCTGACTCCCCCTGCACACCAGGTGTACGGCCTGGGGCAGTTTCAGCCGGCGCAACTGTTTCCGCCTGCGGTACCACAGGAGGACTGGTCGTCGCGTCACCAGAGCTTGCCCCGGGCTCGACCCGGGGGTCCGTGGTCGTCGTGAGCGTGCCATCATGGCCCAGCTCGATGATTTCAATGGACATACCTAAAAGTCCTCGGCAGCGCCAGCAGTGACGCCGTTGGCAGCGGACATTT